AATTGTCCGTCTCTGCCTTGATGTTATTAGCGTCCGTTACATTAAACACCCCATCCGTTGGATCACCTAAAACAAAATTATTATCTCTAATTGCCATTTTTTAATTCCTTATCCAAATTTTACCACACTACGACTCTTGAAAGACTACTGTTTTGTTTGCCGGTATTAAACTTTTTATCAAACATTGAAAAATAGCAGCCTTGTCAGGATTTGTTGAAAAATTACCACTTATCAAAAATAATGATCTTTCTTCATTATTTAAAACAAACGGCATTGTATAATTAAAACCTGTTGACAAACTAAATGTAATTGTAAAACCGTATGCATCAGCTAAATCAATCAAATGCTGTTCAGTTTGATAAGCCAATGATGTAAGTTTAAGAATCACATTATCCCTACGTTCCTGCAATGTCGTTGCTAACGGTATGCAGTTATCAGGAATCCCCAGATAACTCTCCCATTCGCTCAACAAGTTAATTGACGTGCCTGGCAGTACCTCTGATATTAAATCTGCTATAAAATCGCCAAAACGCTTAAATTCTTGGCTCTTAGCTTTTTGGTATGCTCTAAGGTTTGTCCCTTCCACATACTTAGCCACAAATGCTTCGCCGTTTGGTAAAAAATGATTTAAAAAACCAATCCACTCATCGGTTGTATATTTTTTAATACTCATTAAAATGTTACCGTCCCAAGTACTGCTAATTCACTGATGCCAACAGAAACATCCACTGTTGGGCTTGTTAGTGTAAATGATTTTAACTGGTTACCCCCAGAATCAACTACGCTGTTAATAACCGAATTATAATCAATAGCTCGCATATCCGTTGCTAGATTAGCTGACGAATTAAAATAATCAGTCAATGCACTTTTAATCGCTGTTTGCATTGCAGCGGTGTTTGGTGTAATGGCTGAGAATGTAAAATTAACTGTCACGGCTGTTGGCGCATCCACAATAACATCATTTGCGCTCATTGTGGATGGCTTTATTTCTAGTATTTTATTATAAACGTCCGTTATCTCCCCAGCACTTGGGAAAATTGACGCATCATTGTCTCGAACAAAAAACACACGAACCTGCCCAAGCGAAGCCACTGGGAAACTTGCAACAATAGTCCCAGTTGCAGGTGTTGACGGTGTGCCACTAACTAAATACCCAAAATTATTAGCGTCTATTTTCAATATCTTTTTTTGTACTACATTGTATTCAGACTCATTAGCCCCTGTTACAGTTATTGACTGCCCATTGTATAGCCCATGCGCTGTTTTATTAAATACGGCCAAATAATCGCCGTTTCGTGTGACACCAGTTGCTGTTATTGATGAATCAAACTCGCCAGCACCTTGAACCCATACACGGGTGACCCCATTAATTAACTTAGCTTGCTGGATTATATCGGTTTTATTAAAGTTTGCTGGTAAATTTTGCCGTCTAAAAATATAACGTGTGTTAAAGTCGTCATCACTTTCAACGTCAGAACCGCCAGCAATCTCGCTAAAATCTACATAGGCTGTTGCATTGACACCAGATATTGGGCTTGCTAAGCCAAGGCTTGCCCCAGCATCTTTATTTTGACTCGCCCCGTACTCTGTTGATATAATCGCTACATTCGCATAATCAATATCACCTTGGATTGTCCCTGTGGCTGGTGTAGTTGGCGTTGTTGTAATTGAATATGTAAATGTGGTTAGCCCAGTTACATTAATTGTATGCGTTCCGTTATACTCAGTTTCATTAGCCCCAGATATAACAACGCTTAATGAAGATGCCAAGCCGTGATTGCCAGACGTTGTGGCCGTAACGGTACTGCCAGACCGTGTTAATGATGATATGGTCAATGTTGTGGCTGTTATCGTTCCAGCAGCTGTTGTTTGATAAATATTGCCATCGTCAGATGTCACCTGTGTGGATATTGGAATTGTTGATGTGGCTGTACCAGTAAACACAATGTTTCCAGTTGCCAGCGTTGCCGGATTGCGTGTTAATCCATATTCAGCAGCGAATTTATCTAAGTATTCACCTGTAGGGTTATAATACAAGTCAATCATTTGTTGTACGGTTTGATATAACTCATAAAACGCTTTAGAATCCGCAGCATTAATTGCACGAATAAAACTGGTGCGTAAGTATGGGTCTAACTCGTTTAACTCATTAATAATATCTGTATTGATTCTCTCGAATATTTGTTGCGAACTTGGTATTGATAAACTCATGTATTCACCTATGCTATTGTTGTTTTAGACCATAAATCATAGGACTTATTGAAAGTAGTCCCATCGCTCTGTTTTATTGTAATTGATAAAACTATATTGTCATTCTTTAATATACCAGATACTATAACAGTTTGAGCAATACCGTCATCGACTAGCCATTGCAAACATTCTGATGCATACGATTCAGCTAATGACACTGTTTCTTGATTAGCTCTTTTTTGGGATAACAACCATAGTTTTGACCCTATTTGAAAATCGTTTTCATTGTTTAATTCATCAATGATATTCCCTCGCCTATTTTGTGGGGTAGCAACCTCTGAGGCTTCTGCACGTTGGTCAATATTTAAGCTGTTAATAATCGCAGTATCAAGCCCTTGTGTCTTTTTAAAGTCCCCACTAGAAAATGAGATGTCGTAAATACCATCGCTATTTTTAGCCAAATAGATATCATTCACTTTTACTAGATTCCTTGCTTATATTTACATGCTCAATTTTTAAACGTAAATAATCTTTATTCTTAGTTTTCTTACACCACGCTTCGCTAGATTGCTGCTCAGCCATTGCGTTAAGTGTATAGTTTGCGTTTGCTCTTTGTTGATTCACTTGATCGCTAACCCCTGATCTATTTAACCAAGCCTTGTTTTGATTTACAACAGAATTTCCAAACAATATACTGCTCACACTTTGGTTGTATATACTATCCATATATCAATTATACATTATTGAGGGGGGTTTGAACTACCTGGTGCGCTAGGCACAAAATGCGTATGCGTATCTAAGTCAATTCCACCAGTAGTTGAAACGGTGCCACCAGTAACACTGCCCCCAGTTATGTCACCGCTAACTGTTAGCCCCCCAGATACTGTAACATCCCCTGTGATAGTCGTTCCTCCATTAACATTAATGGCTGAAGCTGTAATATCAACTGAACCGCTAGAAACAACCTCTATTTTTTGTTCAGCATTAAATTTAACAAAATCGCCAGTAACAAAATTACCAACAACAACCTCACCCCCTTTTAAATTTTTAAATCTATCCTTGCCAGATGCCGTAAATGCTATTTTCTCATCTGTTGTACCCATATTTACCACGACAGCTAAATTGCCAGCAGGGGCATTTGCGCAGAATCCATAGGGATATATAGTAACAATATCTTTAGATTGCTCATGGTATGTGTATTGACAAAGAGGCAAATCCTTAGAGTCATCCCCAATATTAGAAACATAACCAAATTTGAGCATTGCTCTAATTTTATTTAAAACGCTCATTCATTCCCCCCCTACTTGAACTCGTTTAATATCCTCTAATAAATTATTTACTGTTAATTCACCAAAATCAGGTGAAAGTGGCTTTGGAATATAAGAATCTTCTTTTACAAGCGTTAATTGAGTGATACTCCCATTGTCTACGTTGTATGAAAATGAAACATCACGAATCAACAATTTTTCATCTACATCCAATCGTTCATCTGTTACATGTACTAATGAGTTTGGAGACCAAACTTTTGTTTTATCAACTAAAAATCCTTGCACACTACAAGTATACCCAAAACTCCGTGACTTACGAATTGATGCTTCCCATTCAGCCCTTTTTTTTGCCAACTCAGCGTTGCCAAGCGATTCATCTACAATTACTAATATTCGGCTTTTTCTAATGTCTTGGTCAAAAATAACCCCCTCATTTACAGGTAAAATCTCATTCCCTAAAGATGACCCTTTAAAAAGTTGGGACAAGATGTCCTCTTGACACTGAACTACATATTTATTATACCTATTTGAACTTGCCTGAGTTTTTGATGCTTGCAACACGTTATTTTGTCCCGATTGAAACTGATTTGCGATATGGAGTATTTTATCTGAATACTCCTCGGCTTCAACACCCCCTCTTGTAATAACCAAATCCCCTTGCCCATTTGTTGTTGCTAACACTTGCCTTTTTGCACAATATTTATCTACAACCTCAAATAACCCTGTACCTTTTTCAACTTCAATCTGATCTGTTTTTTCAAAAATATCAGGGCGGACTAAATCAATAACATTAATGTTGCTAATTCCATTTTCACTTAGCAATTTTGTCAACAACACCTTTAACGTCATTGCCCCATTAATTACTAAAGGCTTAAACACAGTCCCATCTACTATATCTGCTGTTCTGTCACGCCCAGATATAGTTACAGTGTGTCCGTTATTACTGTATTCAGACGATATAGATTCAACATAACCATCTAAAATTGA